CAGGGAAGACCCGACCGCTTGGGAACGTGTCGAACAACTGATGCGTGACGAAACGAACCTGCACTTTGAATCTACGGGCATGAGTGTTGACGACATCGACAAGGCCATGCGCATTGCTTCAGTTGAACTGTGGGATGGACAGCGCCCCGAGGTGCTGGTGTACGACTACTTGGAGTTGATTCGAGGTGGTGGCGCTGGCGATGCAGCCAGCGTGCAAGCCAAAATCGAATCGTTCAAGCAGTTGGTATCCGATTGGCGTGTCATCGGTGTGATCTTGCATCAGTCCGGTCGGGGTTCAGGTAACCGTGGGCGTGCCGGTGGGATTGAGGCAGGACGGTACGCATCCACAAGCGAGAGCCACTTCCTGATTGAAACGTGGCGGCGGTGGGATGACACCAACATGGATGAGGCAGAGCGCAAACTCTATGAAAGTGAAATCAGCGCGGGCTTGTGGAAGAATAAGTCTGGTGACGGAGAGAAAGCGGAAGTCAACCTGACCATCCACGCAAGCGGAAGACTATTGGAACCGGGGATTGTATGGGAGCAGATGATCTTGGATGAGTGAGATACTCCCCTCCTCGCAGATAAGGAACCTGTTCATCGGGTTCAATCTCGCTTATGGAACGGACGTTGGCGGCTGCCGGTGGGCAGACGTTGACGATGCGTTGCTAGAGAAGCACCTTACGGGTGAAGAGATGATCGGTATTTATCCGATGGTTTATGACCCCCTGTATGAGCGTGGTGGTTCCGATACGTGGCGTGAAGATGTTGACGACAACCGCTACTACGTGGAGATGGAGCCAGACCTATGGATGTGCCGGTGGGGTTCCATCGACATAGACGAAGGCGATGAGTCGCTGATCTACGCAAGGAATGTTCAGAATGTTTTGCGTGCATTAGATATTCAATGCTGGTTGGAACGCTCACGTAGCAAGGGCTATCACGTTTGGGTGTTCAACAGGGACTGGGTGAAGGCATCGACCATGCGCCGCGCCATGAAGGCTGCGCTCAATCTTGCCGACATCCCTTACGACGCTGTTTATCCGAAACAGGATTCCCTTAAGGGTCCACCCGGCAACTACATGCGCTTACCGTATGGCGGGAAACGTCCCGAGCATCGGCAGGTTGTCGTAGATAGCAGTAGCGACAGCGAAACCGATGAGGAATGGTTGGATCTATTCGACTTCATCATTCTCGCAGAACAAGGACGGACGCCTACAGCCACTTTGGAGGCGGCTGCCGCTCTGTATCAGGAACCGGAACCCGTTTACCCTGACCTGCCACCCAAGCGGGACTACAGCAAGGAACCCCTGATGAACGTGGATGGCACACGTTTGCGTGGGCTATCAGCGGAGATGTACGAGAACGGTCCCGTTCCGTACTATCGTGGTACTGGTGCTGGCCGAGGTCGGCACGGCTTCCTCAACAGGTTCGCCCGTTCGATGATCGAATCGGGCTACTCTCAAGGGGACGTTACGTCATGGACGAAAGACCTAGACACACGATTGGGGCAATGGTGGGAAGATGGACCCAAGTTCACAGGCAGACATGACTGTGACCGACAAATCGAAAGGCTCGTCCAAGACGCAAGCCGAAGAGCCAGCGTCAGATGAGTTCTCATTCGTCGTACCCGGAAGACCACAGCCCAAGGGTCGTCCCCGAATGTCGCGCAAGGGGCGTGTGTACACGCCTAAGGAAACCGTTCTGGCTGAGAAATCTTACATCGCTGCTGCGGGAGAGAATCCGCCAGTCTTTGACGGCCCCGTATCGGTGGAGATGACGTTTTGCGAGGAAGCAACCCATATCACTGTCCGCTCCTTGAAAGAATGGCAGACTCCCCTGCGTGGCGATTTGGACAACTACGTGAAACTCTGCCTAGATGGGTGCCAACGTGCGGGAGTAATCCCGAACGACCGGCTTGTGATGCGACTGGAAGCAGCCAAAGAATGATGCTTGTCGAATTGGAAACGTGGGAATACGAATGGGCCTCCCATGTAGGCGCCCGTCGGTACATTGAGAACTGGGGGAAAAGGGACGCCCCGTACTACGACAAGAAACGCATGGAAGATAACCGAACGGCGCAGGTCGCAGCCTGTGTCGGAGAGTTGGCGGTAGCAAAGATCACCAACCAATACTGGTCGGGTCATGTGTGGCACCAGTCCGTGCATAAGGAGTACCGGCACATCCCTGATGTCGGGCGCGACATCGAAGTACGTCGGGTGAGAACCAGTACCAGCGCTGCCGTGAGGCAACGCCAGTTGAACAAGGGATTGACCTTGTTCGTGGTCAAACCCGTAGCCCCGGAGTTTCGGACAGTCGAAATCCTAGGTTGGATTGACCATGACGAAGCGTGGGAGAAGGGTGAGCCTTCGGGTTACAGCGAGGACACTCGCGTAATTGCTGAAGAACATCTGCACGCGCCCATGACTTACACTAGTACCGATGGCAAAACGTGAGTATTCCTTTGACCCGATAGCGTTAGTTTCTCTTTCTCAGCGCTACAGAAGCCAAGGCCAATTACCTACAACGCCGATGGAGGCGTTGCAACAGGCTGGTCCTGATGAGCCGCTTACGTCTAAAGACGAGCAGGTTGAACTCCAAGAAATAGTGCTAAACGCACTAAATCATTTGGAAGATTGGGAACAATGGCTTCTCAACGCGCTGCTTTTTGAGAAGATGAGCCTGCGCCAAGTTGAGTTTGTATTAGGAATGCCGAAGACAACTGTTGCAAGAAAACGCGACATCCTGTTGGGTAAATTGAAAACATATTTGGCAAACGAGCCAGCAATCAGGAGGTATTTGCATGGATAATGAAGTGCCAGTCATCCAGCCAAAGACTTGGGAGAGCGCTGCCGGTCTTTGTGCTTGGCAAATAGACAAGAGTCATAAGTTGCGGCTTGAATCGCTGCAATCCCATCCGTCTTGGAATGGTTCAACCGATTGGTTGACCAGTCTGCGTGAAGAATATGACGGGCTGATGGAGCAATGGTACGGGTCCGATGACGGACCCGCTTGGGAATGGTTCAAGAGCCTTGCGAGCGCAGCGATGCTTGCCGCCTACACTATGGGGGCAACCCTTTCGCTGACGGCAGAGTCCATACTTCCGCTACTAGGGCGCAAGCAGAACGACTACGGCTACGAGAACATCAACCGGTTTGGGCGGGACGGAATCTTGGTGCGAATGCACGACAAGATCGCCCGCATAGAGAACCTAGCGGATCGGACAGACGCCCCCAGTAACGAATCCTTAGCGGATTCGTTCGTGGATCTAGTGGGCTATTCCATCATCGGAATGATGTGGGAGTACGGGATCTGGCATCTGCCAATGACAGATAATCAGTCCTGATCCAAGCCGTCCAATTCGTCCAACGCATCCATGCTTCCCATAATCAGGTGAGTCATGGTTGAGAACACGTAATTGTGCAACGGGCTTTCGTTGAAATCTCCGACGATGTTTTCCGCAGCGAACGCCATAGCGCGTTCGTAAGGAAGAACGATCAGAACACCTAGATCGCTTTCATTCCACTTGGCGTGATTCCCGTCGGTGATGTCCAACAGGTGCGAAGTCTTCCGAATCTCTTTGTAGATTTCGGTAGCCATGTAGCCGTACTCGTCATGCCATTTGGCAAACGCTCCGTCTACAGGCTCCCCCGACATCAGCCGATACGTTCCTTCGCGTACCCCTTCAAGACGGAAAGGGCCGCAGCCACTCCCGCTATCAATGCCACCTTCAAGGTTCCCTGATCTCCGATTACGAATACGGCTAGAAAAGCCTGAACGAACGTCCAACCTGAGCGTTCCATAATGTCCATCATGCTATCCACAACACCTTCCATGAGTCTAAATCAATGATCCCATTCGCTTTCAAAGCGAACTGGGCTTGCCATTCTTTGCAGGCATTCCGAGACTTCGCTCCGTAAATGCCATCGACCTTCAGGTTCGCGCCTCTGTCGTTCAAACGCTTCTGCGCCAGCGCAACCCACTTACCCTTAGAGCCCCTCCTAATAGGAAGAGCGCTCTGTCCCGTTTCCACGATGTAGCGGATGATCCCATCCCAATCAATAGCCACGTTCGTTGGCGTGTCGCCAGCAGGCATCCCTTCTTGAATCCACGCTGTCAGTTTTTCGCCGGGGCATGTCGTAGACGAGAAATCTTTATGGCATTTCACCCATAGGTGGTCGCCATGCTGTTCCCTAATTGCCCCGACGACGGTAAGAAACGCGTTCTTACCGGATTCTGTAAACGCATCATCGGTATCTCCGATGTACGCAACAGAAATAGATTTAGAGTTCCAACCGCTGGTGGCTGCGCCACGCTTCCACCCACGCCCCTCAAAGATTTCACCCGTTTCACCTGACACAAGCCAGTTGTACGCGATGGAATCCCATCCCTTGGTGTGGACATGGTACCTGTCGTGTCCCCTCACACGGTCCCACGGGCCGTGTGACGGCCCCGTAGTGTGATGGGCGACAATCCCCTGCACCGGGCGCCAGAAGCCGTGTAGACGCTTCCCAGAGTCAATGGCCCCCCATTCCTCACGCGAGATGTAGTCCATACCCTAAGACTACTTTGTCCCTCGCTACAAATGCGACCTTCTCAACGCCCGTTCCTGCGCACGCTCTTCCCGCATGTC